TATTTTTGATAGTAGGTCTTACGGGATGTTCTTTATTTTCAAGTAAAGCACAAGCAGGTACTAATATTAATGGTAATGTAGAATCTAGGTGTACAGTTAATACTGATACAGCAGGTTACTACGGAAACCCTAACGCTTATACATTGACTACTCTTCCAGCAAGTGCTGGTCAAGTACCTGTTGTTCGCATTGACACTTCACTAGCTAATGCTTATAAAGCACAGATAAGCTACCCTACATCGTTTAGTTCAAGTCCAAGTTTAGGAGATACAGTTGTATGGACTGGAGCAGTGGGAGTAGACCAGACATCATCTTCAGACATGAGTGGTTATCAAGCAGCTAGTACAACAGCTAATGGTGGAGCAATGAGAATTTATCCTTTAAGTATTGCTGGTGCTACATGGTTTAGTGTTGCTTCAGTAGCTACTTATGGTGGCGGACAACAGAAAGCATTTCCTGGTGGTTCATATACAGCAGTCGTAGTAGCAGAATGTATCGCCCAGTAATACTGTGGTTGTTGTTATGTGGTAGTGTAGCAGCACATGATATGACGCCCACTTATCCAAAGTGGAAAATGTCGTTTATACCAAGTGCTAAGATGACTACAATGCAAGTGTTTAATAAGAGAGCAGATGTAGAGTGGTATCAGATTGGAGTGTTTGATAAAGATTTTGAATCAATACCTTTTGTTACTAGATACAAAATATTGAATGTAAAATATTTAAGTCGTGTAGAGTTTGATGTGTATATTAGTAATGAGAATACAGATGACGCAGAATATATATGTTCAACATCTAAACTTAGAAGTTATGATAATTTTAAACCAATTGTAGAATCAAGGATATGCTCAAGGTTCAAATAAAATGGATTGTTTTTGTTTTACTTTTCTTTTGCACACAAGCTATAGCAGAAAGTAGTTCAATGAGTTTTTCTATACCAAGTATTAGTACAGTAAGTGGTAATGATAGTATTAGAGCAGGTGATTTAGATTGTAAGAACGCTATTGGTGGTAGTACAAACTTTGAGATTGGAATGACAGGCGTAATAAACAATGCTGTTATGCCGATTATAGGGAAAAAAGACCCAAATAATCCACAACTTAAAGATATAGGTGTGTATGCTAGATTAATAATTCCTTTAGATGCACCAAAAGAAAGGATAAATTGTAATACTTTATATCAATTAGAGTTACAAAGAAGAAGATTAGAGATAGAAAGACTTAAACAAGAGATAGAATACCTAAGAGTATTACAAAACAATGGTGAGTTTGAAAACTAATGGCTGATTTAGAAAAACTTATAAGCAAAGGCGAAGGATTATCTGGCAAAAAGTTAAAATTGTTTGGCTTACGAGTTAGTGGTGCGAGTATAGTTGGAGCATTTGCACTTATAAGCACGATACTTGGCTCACTTTATGGTGGTTTTCTTATGTATCAAAAGGTAGAAGGCATAGCAAATTTAGATTTAGGTGCTATTAGTTCGCAAATGGCAAAGACTTCCTCTGAAGTATTAAGAATTGAAGAACATGCTGATGCAATAAAGATAGAATTAAAGAAAGATATGACTGATTTACGCAATAGTCAATGGAATTTAGAGTCTAAAGTAGATGGTAAGCTACAATCAGTTGATACTAAACTAACTAGCTACGATACTAAACTAGATAGATTTGAAATTAAAGTAGAAAATACAAAGACTTACATGGAAAAACGCATACAAGAGTCATTAGATAACCCACTAGCAAACTAAGGAATTATGGAAGAGAATATTAATAGGATGCAATTACAATTAGACAAACACTCTGGACAAATAGCAAAGCTATTTAGCAAGATTGATGATACTAATTTGTGTATACAAAAAATTAACACCTCTTTAATGCAGATTAAATGGGGAGTCTATGGGGCATTAGGCTGGTATTTTATTACCGAAATAGGTTTTATGGAAGCAATAGGATTAGCATTATGATGGGATATATTGCAAATTTAGCACCAATGGAATGTTATTTACTCTTGATAGGATTAGCATTATGATAGGATTTCTTACAAATATAGCACCAATAGCATTAGGATTTATTGGTAAGTTGTTTGCTCTAAAGAGTCAAGCAGCACAAGAACAACAGAAGATGATGATACAGAATCTACAAGTGCGTAATGATTCTATTAATCAAGCCAGAGAGATGGCAGCTAAAGAGAGTCCAATGGCTGCAATGAACAGACGAATTATAATAATGGTTATACTTGCGTTAGTAATATTTACCCAAGTAGCACCTGTGTTTTGGGATGTTCCAACAGTAATACCTACAGTAATAAAAGGGGCAAGTTTCTTAGGATTGCAATTAACTCCCGATGTGGTAGAATATGTTACTGTAGAAGGGATGTTGAAGTTTGATGAAATATTTAGATGGGCAACAATGATAATTGAATTCTACTTTGGAGCACAACTAGCAAAAGGTAGGTAATAAATGAGAAGGGCAATTGTTATACCCGACCAGCATTTTCCGATACATGATGAGAAGGCAGTCAAAGTAGTATTAGAGGCAATAGATTTTATTAAACCAGACATATTTATTAATCTGGGAGATGTTGGAGAATGGAGTTCTGTATCTGGTCATAGATATAAACGCAGAAAACGACCACCATTAGAGTACCAACTTCCAGAAATAGATGCAGAAATTAAAGCAGTTAACAAACAGATAGATAGGTTTGATAAGGCTTTAGATAAAGTTAAATGTAAAGAAAGACACATATTAGCAGGTAATCACGATGAATGGCTTGATGCATTTGTAGAAGAAAATCCTTATTTAGACCAGTACACATTTAAAAATGCTTGTAGGTGGGATGAAAGAGGTTATGAATACCGTAGGTATAACGAGGTTCTAACCATTGGTAAGTTATCTTTTATACATGGTGCTTACTGTGGTGTTAATCATGCTAAAAAACATTTAGATGCTTACGGAACAAACATAATGTACGGGCATGTTCACGATGTGGCTCGACACTCAGCTACTAGATTGTTAGATGGAAACATTAGTTCGTGGGCAATGGGTTGTTTAAAAGACATGTCAGCAGAAAATAACACATGGCTTAAAGGTAGATTACATAATTGGAATCATGCTTTTGGAGTTATAACTTTTTTTGACAATGGAAATTTTCAAGTAGAAGTTGTAGATATTGTAAAAGGAAAAGGCTCAGTTTGGGGCAAAATAATTAAGGGATAGCTTATGACATATAGAGAGTTAATTAATCAAGTATTAATAAGACTAAGAGAAGATACTATATCTGCTGATTGGTCTGGTAATATAAATGATTCTGGTACAGTATCAGCATATCATAAAGTAATTGGGTCTTTAATTAATGACTCTAAACGAGGTGTGGAAGAAAGACATGATTGGTTAAATCTTAGAGAAACAATTAGTTTTAATACTGTTGTTGGTACAAAAAATTACAATTTAAATTCGGGGCAAGAATTTAAAGTCATAGACGCAATGAATAACACTACAGGACATCATTTAAATCAAGTAAGTAAAGTGTACATCAACACAGTAAAGTACCCTACAGACGACAATGGACAGCCTTTATACTACGGATTTAATGGTAGTGATTCTTCTAATAATTTAAAAATAGATTTATCACCAGTTCCTAGTGAAGTGCAAACTCTTTCTTTTGATATTTGTAAGTATCAAGATGTTTTATCAACTGCTGCTAGTGTATTAAAAATACCTGCCCAACCAGTTATACTAGGTGCATGGGCTAGAGCAATAGCTGAAAGAGGTGAAGATGGTGGAACGCAATCTAGTTTAGCTGCACAAGAAGCTGGTGAAGCATTAAAACAAGCTATTATATTAGATAGTGGTAACACTCAATATGAAACAGATTGGTATGTTAATTAATGAGTAAGCCATTATCATATCAACCATTACCTAATTTTGGTCTTAATGGATTAAATATACAAAGCAATCCTAATGCATTAGACCCTTCTTATTTAACTACTGCTGACAATATAGTTGTTAGAGAGTCTGGAAGAATATCTTTTAGAAAAGGTTTTAAACAAAAAACAGTTCCTACTGGCACAGCTATAGGGTCTTTAGTGGAGCATAATGATTCTGGTACTAATAAAATATTTGCTAGTCATGGTACTTCTATTTACACAATTGACTTTACATCTCCTAATGCTGCTTTTCCTAGTAGTGGTGCTGATGTTAAGCATACCGTTGCTAATAGCACAGGCGATTGGCAATTTGTAAATTTTAATAATAGATTACATTGTTTTCATACTGGTGTATTACCTCAAAGATATGATGGTGCAGCAAGTGCAGGTTCTAAATGGGCAGCACATGCAACAGACCCAGCATCTATAAGTACGCTTTTTGACCCTAGTTGTGGTATGGGTTTTTATGGAAAAGTTTGGGCAGGGGGTGTTACGGAAGCACCAGATGTTTTATTTTATTCAGTTTTACTAGATGGCGATGATTGGACAGGCACGGGTTCTGGTTATATAGATTTAAAAACTGTATGGGGAACAGATGACATTGTAGCTATTGCACCTTTTTTTGGTAAGCTAGTTATATTTGGTAAAAATAATATTGTTGTTTATGATAACCCACATTCTGGTGGAACACTAGCACTTAATGAAGTTATTAAAGGTGTTGGTTTAGTAAGTAGAGATACAGTACAAGCTATTGGAGATGATTTAGTTTTCTTATCATCAACAGGTTTGCGTTCACTTGCTCGTACTACAGAAAAAGATAAATTACCTATGCAAGATTTATCTTTAAACATTAAAGATACATTGATAAGAAACATAAACACAAGTAATGAAATAATAAAATCAGTTTATTTAGAGAATGAAGGAATATATATTCTGACTTTTACTGATAAAAATATTACTTATGTCTTTGATTTTAAACACGCAACACCACAACAGACACCTAGAATTACTACTTGGACTTTTGATAATGACAGAGAACCAGCTAGTATGATACAAACAGAATTATATAGTGGTTTGTTAGTAGGGCAAAAAGATGGTGGCATTGCTGGATATGAAGGATATTTTGATACCGATTTGGCTTGGGTTTCTTCGGCTGCTTCTTATACTAATGCTGCAATTACTGCTGATGTATGTTCTATATGGATACCAATGGGAGAATCCGTTGCAGCTGCTATATTAAAAAAAATGATATTAGTTTTAGAAGGTGGTTCTGGAGCATCATTAGGATTAAGATGGTATAAAGACTTTAGTATAAACTCTTCAACAACAACAACAATTCTTTTAAATCCATCAACAACTGGTTCTTCAGCATTATGGGGAGCAGCTACATCTTTATATGGGGCATCTAAATTTACACCAATTTACGGATTACAAGAATATAAAACAAATTTAACAGGAAGTGCAAAACATTTAAAATTAAACATAAGTATTATATCTAATGGATTTAATGCTTCAATTCAAGATTTATCTTTAATATCTTTACAGGGGAAAATACGATGAGTGATTATACTTTAGCAGTAAATTGGTCTGGCAAGGATGGACTTTCGGATAGTGATGCTGCGAAAGTTATATCTGGCTCAGACTTTAATACTGAATTTACAACAGTACGAACAGCAGTTAATTCTAAAGCAGACCTTAATGGTGATGCTTCAGAAGATTTTACTATGAATAATGGTATAGCAGCTACACAATCTGCGGGTAACAACACTACAAAAGTTGCTACTACAGCATTTGTAACAGCAGCAGTTGCAGCTTTAAACGCAGCAGCAATTAATGCTATTGTGTATCCAGTTGGTTCTATCTACACTAATATGGCAGTTGCTACAAACCCAGCTACTTTATTAGGTATGGGAACTTGGGTAGCTTATGGTGAAGGTAGAGTTTTAGTAGGTAAACAGTCTAGTGGTACATTTGATACATTAGATGAAAGTCTTGGTTCTGAAACAACTACACTAACTGTTGCTAATTTACCTGCACATACACATACAAATAATGTGTCTACTAGTGTAGCAAACTTTGCTGGAGGAAATCCAGCTTATGGTGGTAGTAATGGCTTAACAACAGCAGGTTCAGTTGCCTCGGGTTCAACAGGTAGTGGAACAGCACATAATAACTTACAACCATCTGTAACAGTTTACATGTGGAAACGCACAGCTTAATAGGAGATAAAAATGGCTTACGAACAAAGTGCAACAAAAAGAACTATGCCAAAAGAAAAAGGTTTTGTTCCTACTAGATGGGCAAAAGGTGGCATTATGAATAGCCCGTTAAATACAGGCGGACAAGCTAAAAATGGTTTGCAAATGAGTTTTGGTGGCGGTGGTGGTGGTAGAAGTAGTGGTGATATAATGGCTATGGCTGAAGCAGATTACCAAAGACAATTAGGTTTAATGGATAAAGCTGCTGAAATGGGAGCAGGGTATTCAAGTGATAATACGCTAGGTACTACCGATATAGATTACAAAAACAAGATGATAACTGAAAGGTTGTCGCCAGAGTTACAAGCACAGTATGATAGATTACTTGCTCGCTCTGGAGCATCACAAGATAGAGTTGATGCAATGGGCAGTAACCCATATGAAATGCAACAGTATTTATATAACGCTAATATTGCTCTTAAACAACCAGAACAAGATGCTTTAAGAGATGACACAATGGCAATGCTTGCTGCTAAAGGAATGTTAGGTTCTACAGGTGGAGCAGGACAATACGCTGGAGTAGAAGAATCAATACTTAGGTCTAATTCTATGGACTTTAATGATGCACTAATGCAAAGTCAAGGGTTAATGGACATGGAAAGAGCAAGAGGGTCTGGAGATTTATCAACAGCTATGGCTATGGGTGGTGCTCAAATACCATACATTACAGCAGGTACAAATCAAGGTGCTGCAATACCTATTGAAAATATAGCAGGAGTTAGTGGTGCTTCAAAAAATATATTTGGAGTAGGTGCTGCTGAATCTATGGGTAATCAAAAACGTAAAAAAGGCATTTGGGATTCGCTACTAGGTAGTGGTGGTGTTCTTGGTGGACTTTTTGGATAGGAGATAAAAATGGCAGGAATGTTTGGAAATAGATTTGATGTACAAGATGCTTTAGATGACAGATTGTACAAAGAAGCATATCAAGTTGGAACTTTAAGTAGTTATGGTGTTGGACAAATGGCAGCATATCAAGATGGCATGATGGGTAGTCCATTAGAAGCAGCCTTATCAGATAAATTTAGTCCACAAATGCAAAAACAAAATTTACTGGATGAACTGCAAAAGAAACATCCTAATCCAGATACAGTAGAAAAACTTAATGCTTTAGCAAATGATTTATTTGCAAATGGTCTTGGTGATATGGGCTTAAAAGTTCAAGAAGCTGCATCACAAATGAAGATAGCTAACGCTACTGTTACTTCTGCTAATGCTCCTAAAGCTGATATGTTTAAAAACTTAGGTCTTACTTTATCTAATCAAGTATTAAGTACACAATTTGTAGATGATTATATTGCAAAATTTGACCCAACTTTTGGTATTCCTTTTGATGATAAAAATGATGCTCATGGTAATCGTACAAATTACGATGCTAAAAGAAAGCGTCATGAAACTGATTTGAAAAATATGTTTAGCCAATGGGCAAATTTCAAACAATATGATGGTATATCTACTAAGAGTAGTATAGCTACTTTAATGGGTAATACTGGTGCAATGACTAATGATTTCTTAGAATGGGTAGCAGTACATGGCGACCAAGTTAGAGGTGAATATATGGCATCACAAATG